CGGCGTCCACATTGTTCGCGCGGGCGGCGGCGATGATCTCCCGACCGAAAGGCCGGGCCGCGATGATCTCCTCAATGGATCGCGTCTTGGCCGCACCACCACCCCCGCCGCCAGGGCTGCCGCCGCCTGTGCTGGCAACAGGAACAACCGGCAGCGAGACTGCGCCAGGCGGGGCTGAGGCAGTCGGCACGCTACCCGCCACAGGCCGGCCTGTCGCCGTGTCGTAGGTGATCCCGCCCACGGTATAAGTGTTCGGCACGCCAGCTGCCTGCAGCCGCTGCTGGCCGGTCTGCATCGCTCCCGTGACCGCTTGACCCAAATTGATGCCTACGCCGGCAAGCATTGACGTGAGCGGGTTGGAAAAGTTAATCATATTAGCTACCACTACTTTCCATTTGTCTTGGATAAAATCAAACACTCCAGAGAAATTTTTACTCATAGAATCGGCTGCCCACTGCGTAGCGCTAACCAAGACCTGCGCTGTTCGGGTGTGCTCAGCTTGCATCTTTCGCTGATCATCGGCCATTTGCTTAATGCCAAGCCCTATAAAACTGGCGGCTGCATCAAATGCCGCTTTCATGCGTTTGGATGCCATCTCTGCGTCAGCCGCAAGCGAATCCCAGAACAAGCTGAACCGCTCTGGGTACGTGTTAATGAACTCCCTGAACGGTTCATTGAATTTGTAGGCTGCTGCCGTGGCCGCAACGATCCCGGCCGCCGCTAGCACCCAAGGGTTGGCCAGCACGGCGAGGTTTAAAGCCGTGGCGGCCTTGGTAGCCATGCCTGCCGCTGCGCCGAAATTGGTCAGCCCCGCAATCGCCGCCTTCGCCCCGCTCACACCGCCCACCAGCGCCAGCGCGCCAGACACAGCATTCACCGCCACCACCAGCCCCAAGGTGCTGATCCCGGCGGCAGCGGCAGCAGCGCCGATATTCCTGATCGGATCAGGCAGTTTCATCGCTGCGCTGATCGCCATGTTGAACGCGTCAATCAGCGGCTTCATTGCTGCGCCGATCATCCCGCCGATCTGATTGGCCAGGTATTCAACGTTGCCACCGGCCACCACAATGGAGTAGTTGAAACCCTGCATCTTTTTCTGGGTTTCTTCTGCGGTCCCGCCAGCGTCGCGGACCTTGCCGAACATGCGAACAATATCTTGTTCGGACCTAGCAAGAACAGACTCGAATGCCCTGCCGGACTCTTCACCGAATATAGCTTTGGCAAGGATCGCTCTGTCTGTAGCGCTCAGAGTATCCATCTGACGCTTAATTGCTACCAGAGTTTGATCTAGCGGTTTTAACTTTCCACTGGTATCCAGAACCTGGGAGCCAAGTACGCTCATTGCGTCAATCATTTTCTGGCTACCTTTGACCAGGTCCTGCATTTCGCTATCGCCGCCACCAGCAGCGATCTGCAGCCTGTTTAAGCCAGTTGACAGCGCCGTTCCAGCTCGGCTTGCGCGTACGCCAGCGTCGGCGAATAGCGCGATCAATGCTGAGGTATCTTGAACGCTTATATTTAACTTGCTTGCAGTGCCGGCGGCGTAGCTCATCGCCTCGCCTACATCCATCACTGTTTGGTTGGCGCTATTGGCGGACTTCACTAGAACGTCGACAATGCTGCTGGTTTGACTGGCGTCAATCTGAAAGGTCTTCAGTACCGTGCCGACGATGCCGCCCATGTCCGCAAACGCCGTATCGCTCGCCTCAGCGCCCAGCACGATGCCCCGCAAGGCCTTTGTGGTCTGATCGGCACTGAATCCCGCCCGGCTCAGTGACGTGGCCAGCGCTGCCACTTCCGTGGGTGTGCCGGCTGCGACGGCTGCCACGGCCTCAATCTCCTTGCGCAGCACGCCGAACGAGCCGGCGCCGCCCTCGATTGCCGCAGCCTTGCGCAGCTCGGCATCGAACCGGCCCGCCTGCATCGTGATCTGCTGCAGCCCGCGGCCGATACCTGCCGCTGCCAAGCCCGTGGCGAGCTGCTGGCCCAGAGACTTGCCGGCAGCGGTGGCGGTCCCATCCAAGCCCTGCAGCTTGGCTTGCAGCCGCTGGATTTCGGCGCCGTACTGCCTGAACTGAATACCGCCGATCTTCGCCTGTTCCTGCAGCCCGCGCAATGCCGCAACGCTGGTTCTGATCCCGGCAATGGTCCCGTCATTGGCGCGGGCGAGCTGCAGCGTTGCGGTGCGCAGCGCTGTTTTGTCCCGCTTGGTTACCTGCGCGGCCTGGCCCAGCTCCTGCAGCGAGCGCTTCACCCGATCGATATTCCCGCCGCCCTTCACCTCGGCCGACAGCCGGATGGCGGTATCCAGGCTCATCCGGGCCATGTGTTATCCGATCGCCAGTCCTGGGGTCAGGCTATGGAGGGCGGGCAGAGGGGTGCCTGGCGGATGGCGGGCACCGATGCTGGATCACGGCTCTTCCTTAATGCACCTCTCTCTTTGCCCTGTTAGGTAAAGATAGTCATAATCCTCACTTGGTTGCTCTTCCTCCATCGACATAAAAACAATACCTCTACCTTGTTCCCATTCATCCACTGCCTTAATGTATAAGTTTAAAGAATCCCTGAGAACTTCGGCTTTACTTCGGTTAGTTTTTTCTGCAAGATCATTTAATGCTTTAATATAAACGTCATCAGTGCGAAAGGAAACAGAGTACGAGTTCAACTTTTCTTTGTCTTGACTTTTGAACAATTTGCGAATGGACTGGATCATTGGTTCTCCTCTTTGCTTTTATTCAAAAGATAATTCATCTCTTCCTGGTCTTTCTTCATCCGAGTTTCTAGCAGCCTCAGGCGAGGCTCAATGTCTTGCGGGAATCGCACTTGACCATCCCAGTGGGGAGAGGCGCTGTTGCGCTGACCTTGGAGGCGTTGGCGGGCTTTTGCCTGGGATCTGCTGAACGCCTCTGTTTTGTGAAAGAAAAGCGCACACATAGCAGCAACACCTAGCGAGCACAGTATTAATCCAGCTCGCGGCGTGGCCCTGATAACAGCTACGCTAGAAATAAAAGCAAACAAGAAAGTACAGTAAAACACTAGATAGTGCCTATCAATAAAATCGTACAGCTTGTCTTTCATTGGTTTTCCTCGGGTGGAATAGTAGATTTACCCAGCACGAACGGCGTCAGCCATTCAATTACGCCTTCTTGGCATAGGGCCTCGAAGAATGCTGGGTTGTTTTCGATGGAGGATTTGAGTTCTGAGGTGCAGAAAACCACAGCAGCTTTACCATTGGCACGCGACTCGGCGGCGTCTGTTATCATATACATGCCGGAATCAATAGCTTCAGTCCAGTCTTTCAAGTCTAAAAGAACTGCAGCTCGCTCAAACTGTTTTCTGGCCTCTTGACTAAACCCGACTTCATGCGGATACTGATCTTCAGCCATCACTTCCCTCCCGCCGGCACAGCTGGGATGGCAGCGGTCGGCGCGGCGGTCTTGTAGGGGTGGCCGTCGGGGAGGTCGGCCGGCCCAGGCGCGGGCTCGGGCGGCCGCAAGCCTGTGAGCCGCAGCACTTGCAACTGGGCCTTCATGCTGGCGGTCAGCAGCTCAAGGACGGAAACGTCCGCCTCCAGCTTGGCGATGAGAGGGTGATGAGTCATGGCGAGTGGTTGGGACGGCAGCGCGTGGCATGTGCGCCTGCCCCACACCCTACCGCACCGGAACCCATTTCGCACCCATCACCCCCGCGCCGCCCCCAGATACTCCCGCTCGATCAACCGCAGATCCTCCAGCAGCCACACCCGATCGGAGCGCTTTACGCCCTCATCCTTGGCGCATTGGATGAACACCCCGTAATCGAGGCCCACGGGGCCAGCCATCCCCACCCGCCACTGGGTCTGCAGTTTCAGGAACCACGCCAGCGCTTCGCAGTTCTCCGGCAGGATCCCGAACGTCTCGGGCCGCTGCTCTGCCTCAGGCACCTCCAGGCCGAACATGGCTGCAGCGTCGGCGGCATCCTTGCCGTCGTCAGCCTCACCTTTCGCGGCGCCAGCGAGGAACAGCGCCGCGTCGATCAGTTTTTTGCGCGGAAGCCTCCAGCCTTCGCTGCTGACTTCTCAGTGGGCCGGCCGACGCTTTCGGTCCACGCATTGAAGATGGCCGACGCGGCACCTTGCATCTGCAGCATCCGCGCCTTAGTGGCTGGCGTGAACTCCAGCGGCTCATCATCTTCGCCGACCACCTCATCACCCCAGCCGCAGAGCACCTCGGCCGCCAGGTCCTGGTAGGTGCAGGGGAGCTCCTCAGTGACGGGCTCTAGGTCGGAGCTGCCCCGGTAGTCCCTAAGCGCCTCGTAGCGCCTGACCGTGGCCACCACCAGCGCGTTGTGCCGCTCGTTCAGCTCATCGCACTCTTCCTGGTCGAGCATCCGAAAATGCGCGGTGAAGGTGTAGGCCTTCTTTACGCCTGACTTAGACGGCAGATCAACCGATACCGGCCACTCGATGTAGTCCGGCTCGTAGAGATGGAACATGGCGAATCAGAAGAAAACGAGGCGGGTTTCGTCGTTGCCGGCTGCGGACTTAGGCAGCGCGGTAAATGGGATCTGCAGCATGCTGATTCCGTCAGAATCAGGGAAGGAGAGGTCGCCGCTGATCGCTGCCTTGGGGCAGAAGAAGATGGAGCTTTCGTTGGCCGTCGTGCCCTGCTGCACAACGAACGGGCCATCGCTGGCGCCGCTGTTGTCAGCTGCAGCGGTGAAGAAGTTCTTCGTCGCCACAGGCGGGTTTTCGATCGTGATTGTGCCGTTCGGGTTGGGGCGGTCGGTGATGCGGGCGTGAGGTTCGCAGCCGATCAGCGAGCGGAACACGGCCGACACGCCCCAGTCGAACGTGAAGCCCTCAGAGCAGGGGTTGAAGCCCTGGAACCGCAACGCCTTGGTGTGGGTCGGGGTGACGGGCACCGGCTCGGCCTGGTTGCTGTAGATGAATCCTTCAGCGCTCCTAGCGGTGGGGGTCGTGTAGCGGCCAAGGCCCGTGATCGTGAAGGTGCCGTAACCGTTCAGGGTGCTGTTGAGGGCCGGGCTGCCGCGGAATCCTTCGATCCGGTGAACATTGGTGCCGTCCTTCACCGCCACGATGGTGCAGCTGCTGCCGTTGCCGAACGTGCTGATCGGCTGCAGCAGGGACAGCGCGGGGATCTTGTAGCCCACTGCGCCGCCAGTGAATGATGCGGTGGAGGGAACCACCGTCACCTGCCTGGTGGCCCCGTCGTGCGCCACGATCACGCCTTTGTGGCCCGTGTTGGCGCCGCTGGTGATTTCGATTGGCAGCCCCAGGTAAGCGTCGCTTGCGGGATTGCTGCCGCCCAGGTCCGCCAGGGTGAGGGTGTTGGCGCCGCCTGCGGTGGCCGTACCGGTCAGTTCGGCGAATGCCGAGACGTTCATACCGGCTGCCTGCAGCAGTGGCGTGAACCGGGGGGCGGTGGCAGCGACACCAGAGCCGCCCCACTCGAATGTCACCGTGACGGCGACGTGCTCATTGGTCAGCGGCTGGCGGTCGGCGCCGAGGAAGCCCTTGATCAGGGCCCGCTCTACGCGAGTACCGGTGATCGGGTTGATCTCCAGCGACACGATCTTCACCGCGTCGGTGTTGGCGATCGAGCTGGCCAGGGTGCCGTAGCTGGTCTCGGCCTTCACCAGCGCGAAGCTGTTGCGAATCAGGAGTGCTGTCATCAGTCCTTGACCTTCGGCGCGGGTTGGGGCTTGGCGGGCTCAGGCTTGGGCGCCTCAGCAGCGGGCACCATCTGGCCACTGGGGAGCATCACGAACTCCCCAGACAGGCCGTGGTGCTCATAGTGTTGGTCGGCCGCCATGGTTGGGGGTGAGCATCCGTAAGCTCAGCCTATGGAGCCGCGTTGATTGCGTCGTCGCGGGTGCGGTAGCGGATCAGGAAACGCTGAGTCATGCGGCCAGAAGTGGCATCGGCTGCCTCCATCTCTGGCAGGTAGCCATCGGGCTGCACGTCATGGGCCAAGCCGCCAAGGGTGCGGTCGGCCATCATGCGGGCGTGAACGTCGGTCACGATGGGGTCCGCCAGCTGGTCCGGCACAACGCCGCGCACGTAGGTTTCGACCAGGACCACCAACGCGTTGTCAAGGCGTCCCAGGCTGGCGCCCGTGGTGCGCGGGGCGTTCACCGGATTGTCCTCGCCGGGGCTGACGATCAGCGCCGGGGCCTCCGACCTAGAGAGCGCCTGCACCCGGCTGCGGTAGATCCTGATGCCGACCTGCACCGTGCCGGGGAGGGTGACGGTGGCGATGTGGTTCAGGATCTGCTCTCGGAGGCTGGGGGTGGTCATGGGATCGCCGCCGCGATGGCGTTGATCAGAGCGGTCACGCGGGCGTCGAGCAGGGCGAGATCGAGGGTTCCGCCGATGCTGTAGAAGGCGATGCGGGCGTTGGAATCATTGTTTCCAGTGTTATCGGAGAAGATAAAATAATTCCCTGTAGACACTCCAGTACTAGCAGTGGATTGAGTGCCCGAATTGCTACCATCTCGCCATGAGTAACTAGCCGATGAAGCCCTAGAGACTCCCAAGAGAACAGGAACAGCAGTATTAGATGAGTGCGAATTAAGGACTGAAGTTTGAACTCTAGCCCGAAAACCTGTTGTGTTACCCACTATCGCAAAAGTGCCTGTCGCTGGAACTGCAGGAAAT